CTGCCATGCGCCGGCGAAGCTCTCCATGACGAGAGGCCACCAGCCGCCTCGATTGCTGACCGGGGCAAGCGCCTTCTGTTCAGTCTTTGGCTCGGCCCGCCTAAACAGCCGCGTCAGCGCATTCGCCATCAGATCAGCGATCCGTTCTTATCATTGTCATCGCCACCAGCTTCGGGCGTATTATCGGCGACAACTTCCGGACCAGTCCACTCGCGCTCTGCAATATCCATCGCCTTGCTCTCAGCCAGTTCTTCGGCTGTTGCGTCCGGCATATCATCTTGCCCAGATGCATCATCACCAGGCGCTTCCAGAACAGGAGCGACGCCCACCACGGGCGGGGGCGGATTGGTCAGTTCATCGATCTCCGTCTCAAGACGCCTTGCCCCCCAGCGCTTGTTCGCCTCCTGCCCGGTCAGCTCGGCATACCGCGCCCGCAACGCCTTGACAGGATCAGGCGCTTCGGCAGGCTTCAGATCGGGGGCAACGCCAGCCGGCGCATCGACCGCCTTGCCGATCAGCTTGAGCAGCCTGGCATCCTTCGGGATCGCGGAGAACGCATCCCCGGCGCGCAGGGCGCGCGTCGCATAGCGCAACGGCTTTACCGCCACGAGATGAACCTTGGGCATCATCGACTCCGTTGAAATTGGAAAAAGCGGCGGACGCATGGAGACGCCCGCCGTTCAGTCACCGCGACATGAAGGCGCGAAGCGCCACGGGGCCCACGGCCAAGTGGGCAAGTCAGGCCTGCGCGGATGCGCAGGCCCAACAAACACTAGATGGCAGCCTGAGGCGGCGAGGTATCCTCGTTACCCCATCCCGTGCTGGTCAGATAGGCGACTGCCGCGGTGCGGCGACGGCGCCAGTTGATCATCCGCTCGCAACGGATCGCGACCGAATTGGTCTGGAACATCGAGACCATCGCCGACTCTACCGGTGCCGGCGGCGACCCTTCGTTGATATTGTTCGTAGGATCGTCAGCCATTTCCAGCGAGGCCTCGCGGCTCAGATCGATCGAGACGCCACCATCATCAGCCAGATAGATCTCCGGTGCGATGACCGCAACGACGACGCCCTGAGGCACGTATTGCGACGTGATCACCGGGACGCCTTCGAGCATGCCGCCAGCCATCGTGGTATCCGGGAACTCCCGCTGCCCCAGGGCATTGCGCATCAAAGACAACGACAGCGCCTGCGATTCACGCATCACGAGCACAGCACCGCCAGTCCGAAGATCAGCAGTGATGAAATTCGTGAACAACCACCGAAGATCAGCGCGAACAGCATCCGCATCGATCCCGGACGCCGCTTGCGTTGCTGCGCCATTGGTGATCGAAGCCGGACGCACTTCTGCGATCAGGGTGATCGAAGGATTGACAAAATCCGAGTCAAGACGCGCCTGCAGCGCTTCCGCCAGCGCATTACGCACCAGCATATCTGCCGACGGAGACGAGAACTTGATCACATCCTCACTGAGGACGGCAATATTGGCCACCTTGGTCCAGCGCAGAATGATCTCGGAAAAGTCGAATTTCGTCAGCGGCTTTGCCTTGCCCTCGCCAACCCAATCCGCATCGCCACCACTGATCTGCGCAGGGAAACGGACATTGAACGGGATCGGACGCAAGCCCGGGATATTGCCCACCCCGAACTTGCCCAGAATCGTCATCGGACGCAGGAACTCGACGAACTCGGATACAAGGTTCGTCGGATCCACCAATGGCGCCGCCCAGCTCGGATCGGTCGTCGTCGCACCCGCGACTTGCGCCTTCAGGATCGTCTCGATCTGCCCCTTGTAAATGCGGGACATGTTGGGATACTGGCTCTTGATGCGCTCCAGCGCCTGCAGCGGAGCCCCCTTCGCCGCGGCATAACACCGGACCAGGCGAGCAAACGCCACGCCGGGCTCTTCCTTCACTTTCGCCTCGGCAGGCAAGCCGCCGCCGCGAGCGTCGGAACCGCCATCCTGCGTATCACCGCGCTGTACCGGCTTCGCCGTTGACGCCGAAACATCGGACGCCTCAAACCTGGCCAGGTTCTCGCGCAGTTCCTTCACTTCGGCGGCCAGCTCGTCATAGTCCTCCTTTTCGGATTCGTTCAGCGAGCGGTCATCATCATCCATCGCGGCCTGAAGAATAGCCTTCATCCGCGTTTCCTTCGGGCCGATCTGGGCCTTCAGATTCTCAATCTTCTCTTTGAACGTCGTCATCGATTTCTTTCCCGTGATCTTCGGTGTGATGGTTTTTCCCGAAGCGCCGGGGCGGGTTGTAGAGTCATCCTTGAGGCCAAGCGCGGCCCTCGTTTTCCGGTCAATCGACTTGACCGTCTGAATTGTGGCATCCTGATTGGCGGGGATCGTCACAACGCTGAGCTCCAGCCATTCCCACTCCAGAATGTGATAGCCACCATCCTTCATCCTGGAGATTTCAAGTATGCTGAAGCCAATCGACACGGCGCGCACCAGACCGAGCTTCACACTCTGCCAGGCTTCATCGAGACGATCCTTCAGCCTGCCCGGCTCGTTCGTCTTCACGAATCGCGCACGAAACGGTATGCCGTCCTTGCCAGGCTTGGCCCATTCGACATGGCCCACCGGCTCGCCGCTGCGATGCTGCCAGAGCAGTGGCATGGGCAGCGAGAACTTCGCCCCCATCGGTTCGACCACATCACCAACACGATCCGGCGTCGGCGTCGAGGCGATGCCACTGATCACCCGCTCTTCCTCATCGACCTTCTTGATCTCAAGGATCGTGTAAGCCCTGTTCATCGCGTCATCCTCAATAAATCATTACCTGGTAGACTGGCTCAGACTTCGGAGCTTCCGGATTCCGGCTCATCAACTCCACCGCATTGAACGACGCCACAAGCGGATCTATCTTAGCTTTCCCTGCGGCCTGCTTGTTGATCACGATCGCGTTGCCTCGCTGCTCAGCCTTCGCATTGCCCACGCACCACGCCATCAAAGGCTGGCCAGCATGTCTCAATGTGCCATCCTTCAGCTTGCGTTCCATGCCCCACGCTGGGCCCGACAGGCGATAACCCTGCGGCACGCCGCGAACAGTTTCGCAGATGTCCCGCGCCGCCAGCTCGTCCACTGTCGCGCTTGCTCCCGCCGGATCGATACCAACGCCGTCCTTCTCAGGCAGCAGACCGGCATCCCTCACACGCTCGACAATATCGGCGACATCCTCGACGTCCTGCGTCGGCGTCTTGCAAACCACCAGATCACCCTGCTGTTCAAAGTCACGCAGGCGCTGTACAATTTCCTTACGCACCCGGAACACGTCATCCTGAGCCCAGGCGCGGTTCCAGAGCAGCCAGTTCCGCGTGACACGGCAGCGACCAAGAACCGACAAGCCGAGCAAATCATCAAGCCCACCACCGTCGATCCCCACGGTGACAACCTCGGACCGCTCAAGCAGCGTGTCGAGAGTCAGCCCGGGATCACCCGCGGCTTCCCAGTAATCGGCGCCGCGCCAGCGATCGGCATGCAAGGCAAGTCCGATTTCGACATTCAGATGCTGCGAAGCCCAGCGCCGTTCTTCTTCGTCGCCTTTCTCTATCGCAGCCTTGTAATCCGAAATCAGCCGCTCGATCGTGATTGAACGGCCAAGATTAGGCAGCACCATCGGCCAATATTTTGGATCGCGCCAGGGGCGCGCCGGATCCGTCTGCATGGCCTCCGGAAACTCGTACAAAACCGGCAGCGTACGCACGTCGTCACTGATCCGGCCGTCCCGAACGCCACGAGCATATTGCAGCTCTGCTCTGAACACACCGGACGGCACCTCATCACTCTGCGTCGTGATAAAGATCAGCAAACTCTCTAGATTCGGCGACAAACCGCCGCGGATCTGCCCGACCACACGCGAGGCATAGCTATAGGCCGACATCACATGCAACTCGTCGACGATAACCACAACCGGCTTCGATCCGGTCATGACCCGCATGTCGAACGTCTTGATCTTCAGCTTCGCGCCGTTGGTCAGATCGGTTATCGTCTTCAGATGCTCCTGGACCTGAAACCGCTTCCCGAGATACCCCTCCGGATCTGCTTCGATCATGCCAGACGCCTGTTGAAACGCCAGATCCGCAACATCCTGCGTCGGACCAACGAGCAACATCTCTGCACGCGGCCTGACATTCATGAGTAACGCCGTAACTGCGATAGCGGCGCCACCAGTCGTCTTTGAATTCTTCTTCGGTACGAGCGCGAAGATCTCCGAAACCGCCCGGGACATCGTTTCCTGGTCGAGTGACCCAAACGCCGCCCGCACGATATCGCGAAACCACTCGCCCGCAGCTTCGGACATCGGCGGCTGACCAACCACATCGGGGAGCCGCAGCTTGTCGAAGATCCGCACAGCTCGTTCCGCTTCCCCCTTGTCGAGAGGCAGATCCGGCACCAGAGAACGCCTCTCCTTCAGGCGCTCAACCCAATCCGGACACGAGAAGTCCCACATCAATGCAGTAGCTCACCCCATCCACTGCCTTCATGCGCCGTCTGCGATTCCAGAAGCCGTGCTTCCTTCTTACCGACCCGTTGCTCTTTCGGCTGCTTAGGCGGCGGCAGCGCGTCAGCCTTAAGCGCCATCTGCAGGAACGCTTTCGCTGCCGGCACACTTCCGGCAATCCCCTGCTCATAAAGCTTCGCCACCATGTCGGCGGTTTTCCGTGCCTTGCCGGACGTCAGCTCTTTAAAAAAATACTTGGTCAGCGTCGGCATAGAGCAGCCAATCGCCGCCGCGATTTCCTCGTAAACCATCCCGCTCGCAGCAAGAACGGCGACACGATCACGCAATTCATTGATACGCTTCAGTTTTGGCCGCCCACGCCGATCCTGATAAGGACGAGCATCCCCACCGAACATATCGTCGATAACGCCGCCATCATCGGCCGGCCGCTGAGAATCCCGGGTCACCAAAAAAAAATCTCCGAATGTTGGGGCGCGCAGGTCTAGAAAGCGGATGGTTTTCAAGCCAAACACTCCCCCCCGGCCGTCCGGATAACCGTATCCCCTGATCTTGGACGATAAGCTCGCCACCATCGCTTCACCGCAATAGCAACAGCCTGCAAATCGCGGTCGCCATCGCGCGCCGCATACTCCACACACACAGCTTCCGGCGTCTCAAGCACAACAATTTCAGCCGGCCGCATCTTTTCGGCCCACCACTGGCGGCGCACAGCATCCGGCTCCGACAACACGAACCATGCATGGCCACAATCCGGCTTGCGCGACAACCTGCCAAGCATCGCATTACGCCTGAACAATGCCGCCTGCAGCCATTCCTCACGGCTCCACCCATGCAAGGGCTGGCCCGATAGCTGCGATGCAATCACATCGAGATCGATCACCATGTCCCTGACGCCCATCCGCCTGGCGACATAGGTCGACTTGCCTGACGCAGGCGCACCGCACACGATCGTCAGCGGCACCGATGAAGGTCGCAACCATTCCGGCCTGTAGGACGCCCGCTTGCCCGACCGTTCCAGCCTGCGCTTCTCACCATCATGGCAGATTTTGCACAAGCACTGCAGATTGGCCTCATCCCAGAACAACACGGGACCGCCATGATGCGGCAGCCTGTGATCCGCCACCAGCTGCGAGGTATCCGCCTCCACTTGATCGCAAATCCGACAGGTGAACGCATCGCGCACCAGCACGCTCCACCGCAGGCGTTGCCAGCGCGCGGTCTTGTACCACTGCCGCCAGGGCTGCCCCGCATCACGCTGCCGATCCCTGCCTCGCTCTCGTTCCTGCCGCGTCAGAACATTCACACGCGACGTCACGCTGACGATGCGAGGGGTCAGGCTCTTCAGTTTTGCGATTGCAGCTATCCTGTCAGATGATCGGCGCGATGCGGCGGCTGGCAACCAGCGGGATGGGGGCGGACCGCCGCATCGCGTACTCACGCAAACACAACGCAAGACACACCACAGCGAGGGGACGCAGCACAAGCCCTTGTGGGAAGGACATTAAAAAACCGCCACGTCGGGGGGACGGGCGGCTGGTCAGTGGCTGTTTCCAACCTTCTGAACCGTCCTGATCTGTCGCAAACTTTTTTCGTAATGTCAATTTTGTATTTGTCCAGCGCCTCCGCGCTGGACCTTGCCCGCTTCGCCGCGGGCCCCGCGGCGCGCATCGCGCGCCTTCCAAATCGCAACCACATCAATCGTTTATAGCTTGCGCGATCATGGCCTTGAATTCTGCAGCTGGCCTTCCCTGAGATTGCGCCAATCCAATTCGATCGCGCTCCGCATAGGCAGCATCAACCATACTTTGCGTAGGACCGTTCAACAGATCGGAAAGGACGGCATCGGCCATGCGACGCCAGCTCGCATCAGTAAAGTCCGGGTGAACATCCGGATAAGCTGCCCGCGACATAGCCAATTCAATTCTTTCGACTAGTTTCAATTCCTTCTCCCATCATTAAAAACTGCCTGAGTATCACCGGCATCAGGCGACATCTTCCCTAAGCCCCCTGCAACGCCACCACGCCAGCCACCCGATCAGCAGGCGCAGCCCACGGCGCTCTTGGCGCGCCTGTCTCAACCACCTTCCAGCGCGTCAGGGATTGCCCGGCGATCTGGAGGGACAGGCGCAGCTTGCGGAGCAGCTTCCACCAATGCAGATAGGTCTGCCGCGCCTCGCGCCGGATCGCCCTCACCTCATCGTCCGGCACGCCGACCGGCTCGATCATGCAGGCCACCGGACGCCCGTTGCGGTAAAGCATGCGCGGAGCCCCGTTGCCGCCCTTGCGCACCGGCACGAAGCGATGCGGCTCGACATGCGGGTTCCAGTTCGGCGCGCGGCCCCGCTCCGCCGTCGAGACGATCAGATGGCGGTCCTGCGGCGTCAGCATGCAGACAAAGCCGTGCACCTCATGCGCATCGGCATGCGCCGTGGTTCCCGCGCCATTGATCGTCCCGCGCTCCGACCCCGCACCCAGCCCCATCATCGACCACGAGCCGCGATAGCCGGACGGCCCGTCATCGCCGCCCCATTCGTAATGCACCATCTGCCGCCTGTAAGCCCAGATCAGCAGCGGCCACATGTCGATCGGCGTTCGAGTATCCACGAAACCATCTCCCTACGGATCAACACCAACATAATCTTCTTCAGCAACTGGCATCCGAACCTTGAGCAGATCGATCGTCTCAGCAAGCTTGCGACTCAACTCCCCCGGAACAATCAGCATGAGACGGGTTCCATGTAGGGGATGAGGGTTCCACATCCCAACACCAACCGGCATCATGAAATACTCCCAACCCGCCTGCTTACACGTCCATTTTGCCTCATTTAAATTCGACGGATATGGCTCGTTTGAAATTAAAAATTCGCCATCCGGCAGTCGCCACACCTTCCAATGATCAAAGCCCGACGGGATAGAGTACGAAGAAACACCAATTCCAGGAAATGTATCCAAACGTTTTTTTGAAAGCTTTGCGCCTGTCACATCGATGAATGCAACACGAGCTCGCAGACTAAAGGCACTACACCGCGCAGCCTCCTCACACGCCGCCACACAATCCCATGGATGCCATGGACAGGAATAACGCCCCTTCCCATGCTGCGCCTCGACATTGATCTTTATCGATCCGGTAACGCCCTTTTCACGCCATTTGAACTCATGCTCAAGCCTGCCCACGACCACCTCCGATTTCAAATCGATCCGGAATCTTTCACCCGTTGAATTCGCATTTTCTCACAATCCCCCGATTGCCGAATCCCTGTCAAGCGCTTGATTTCCTATTAAAAACTGACCTTCACTGACCTTCTACAGATGATTGGAGAAATAAGTAAGGTATTGTAAATAAAGAGGAAAATGACGATAACTGACGCTCTGACCTTCTCCATATAAGTAGGTGGTTTTTTTTCTTCGATGCATTGAAGATTATCGACACTGCCGCACAGATTGGTCGGCTCATCGTCAGGAATGCATCAAAGCCTTGAAATCACAGGGCTTTTCCCTTCCAGACCTTCCCGTTTTCACCGTCAGCCATGGTCAGAAAGGTCAGTATCCCGGCGAAAAATCGCAAAACAGGCAGCCGGACCGAGCCAGCGGGCGCAGCAGGGTTGCGGGATGTGCGGGAAGACAAACGCTTCAGCGGCTGAATGCGGGCTGTATCGGGCGCGAAGCGGCGGCGGAACCGCTCAAACGGCAAGCGCCGCCCATGCCGGAACAAGCCGGGGGCGGCGTCGTAAATGCGTCTGGAAGGAATTCGGCCGGATCAGTTGACCGGATCGTCCGGCGTCATGCCGTGAACCGTGAGCCGGACATCTAGATAATGGAAACACCCATCCGAGCCCTGCTTCTTGCGGTAGCCGAGCGTTCGCAACCTGGTGCCAAGCCCGCGCTGCTTCCACGGCGTAATGCCGTTGCTCTCGCACCAGTGGTTCCATGCGGCCAGCATTCGCTTGGCCGAGATCGTGTTTTCCGGGCAAGGATCGACGCAAGCCGAGGCAAACATCCGGACAGGGTCGCGCTCGTCGCGATAATCACCGGTCCGCTCGGCAATATCGCCGGGAACGTAGGGCTGGATGCCGTGGCTGAGATAGGCGAGCGCACCCTTGACCATCCAGTTAAGAATACCGGGCCATTCCGCCTTGAAGCCGTCCAGCATCTCCTCGAAATCGATCTGATCTTCATCAGGGATTGTCACGTCCCAGGGCACGAGCAACAGACGCCGCCAGATGCCGTGATCATTGCCGGAAATTTCCGGCATGTCGTTGCCGGAGAGGACCGGCGTGAATTTTGGCTGAAATTCGAAAGTCTCTCGATGCAGGAAGCGCGCGGTCAGATTGCCGCCGCCAGTAAGCGACTTGATCAGGTTCTCCTTCAGGGGCACGCCGCGCGGCAGCTCCTCCACCGTCGCCACCCATGTCGAATGCAGCCGGGCGATATCGCTCGACGCTTTCGATGAATCGCGGTTGGCCTCGCCGGCGAAGGTTTCCGGCGCAACGGTCGCGCGATAATTGCCGAGCGGACGCGAGGTCGCCTCGATGAAGACGGACTTGCCGTTCGCGCCCTGCCCGTAATGATAGATCACCTTCTGGGCTCGGTTACCGCCGAGCAGATTGGCGTAGCCTGTGATCACCTGCAGGAATTTCCGCCGCTCCGGATCGGGCTGCGCTCGCTCCAGGAATTTCATGAATTTTGGACACTCCGCATCCGCATCATAATCGACGTCCGCCAGGCGAGTAATATAGTCCTCGCGCGCATGCGGCCGAAGGCGCACGGAGCCAATGCTGCACGGACTGTCCGGATCGGATTCGGGATCCTCTGCGCGGCTGAATTCCAGCGTGCCATTGCCAACGTTGAACAGCATCAGATTTTCGTCGAGCCTGTTACCATCGAAGCGCGCCATCGGAGCAGCCTGACGGATCATCGCTTCTGTCCTGGAGTTGTTCCCCGAGCTGATCGCGAATTTCCAGCGCGCGCCCTTGACCTTGCCGAGATCCTTTTTGATTTCCGCCGCTTCGCGGAGCACTTCCTCATCGCGCGGCGAACGATCCTGCTCGTCTTTCTGCTTCGCTTCTTCGGCCTGGCTCAAAATCTTGAGCTTCGCCTCGCTGGCATTGAGCAGAGCAGGCTCCAGCTCGATCCTTTTGGAAATGTCCTGCGCCTTCAGACGGATCTGAAGCGAGCCATCATCACGCTCCCACTGATTCTCGGTCCAGATCTGCCAGCCAAGCCCAACGACATAGCGAATATTCTCGCCATGCCAGACGATCAGCCGCTCCGCATTGCCCGTATCGTTCGCCCGCATGTCCTTGCATTCTCCCGCTTTCTCCAAGTCAATATCATCAGGCGTCTTCGATCCGCCAGCGTCATGATCCGCCGCATTCCCGCCAGAAGCAGGCCCAGCACCATCAGGCGCTTCCGGATCGGGAATATCGCGCGGCGGACCGCCACGTCCCTCGCCGCGCCATCCGAGCGATTCCGGCGTCTGGCCAAGCCGGCCGCAGAGCACGATTGCCGCCGCTTTGGCATCCGGCGCGCCGCCATGCTCGATCAGGAGATCGATGGCCGTGCAGGCCTTCTCCAGGCCGAAATCCTGAATCCCGTCCGGATGGATGCTGAGATCTTCCTCAAGATTGCGCCCGAGCTCCGCGCTGCCGACGCGCCAGGCGCCCGTCGCATGCCGCTTTGCCCGGGGAAACAGCCACGGCACCCAGCTATCCAGCTGCGTCAAGGCGAGACTGTTGACCGCCCAGAAGAACCCCTCGCCGTCATTCGCCGCGCTCCGGGCCGGAGGCCGCGCCGCGGGACCGGCAGATGCGCGTTGTTCCCCCTTCGCCTTCTGCCGTTCGGCCTCAACCAGGGCAATGAGCCGCTGCAGCGTTTCCGGGGCCTCGGCAACTGCATCGGCCGATCCGGGAACCTGCTCCCCGGTCACCGTCAGATAGCGGCCCTGCCCGTAGATCTCTATGCCGAGCGCGTCGTTTTTCCAGGCGCGCTCCACCTTGCCGAGCGCAAACAGCCTAATGCCGCACCCCGAAGGCGACACTTCCGCATAGGTTTCATCCAGGGAAATAATGTCCGCCGCCAGATCGCTCAACTGGCCGGTTTCAGGATCGCGGCAATTGTCGAGATCGATGCCTGTCAGCCCGTCATCGGCCGATAGCGCAAAGCCGACGCCGGCCAGACCCATGCGGTTGACCGTCATCAGGGCTTGTTTGTAACTGCCCCAATTGCGCGGATCCGTGCCGCTGGCGCGATTGCCCTCATAGCATTCACGCGGCGGCTTTTGCCATTTTGTCTTCTTTTCATCCCAGACGTAATCCCAGGTAAGCCATTGAGGCAGCACCTGAAGTCGGCCCAAGGCGGGCGGCAAGTTCCCATGAAAGCGATAGGATGGTTTCGTCTGCCGCGTCTTATCCTCGATCATATCCACCGTCAAAGCCGAGCCGCGCGGATTCTTGCGCAGATCAACCGAAAGTGGTAAACAATCGGCAGGATGCGCGCTTCACGCGGAATGTGGTTTCGTTGAACGCAGCACCATGTAGACCACTCAACCAGCCTGACACGCTGGTAAACAACAACATCGAAGCCGGGATGAGGTCGCGCTCACCCGGTTTTTTCATTTTAAGATCGCCGGACCTCCGTCCGGCTCTTTGCCCACTTGGCCGTGGGCCCCGCGGCGCTTTCAGCGCCTTGAAGATCAGAAATGGTTTCCCTGACAGCGTCGGCAATCAATGAGCGATGCGGATCTTTAGACGGGCCCTTTGCGTCAGGATCGAACCAAGCCCTGCGATCAAGACGAGGCATCTCCCGCTGCCTGTCCATTTCGCACGCGCAGCATTGGCCCCCATCGCAATCGTTATGCAGCCTCGTATCCCTCATCGCGACCAGCTCCCTAAACGACCAAAATCGCGATCACGACCGAAACCAAAGCCGTGATCGCAATAATCAAACCACCGACCCGACCGCCGGCATGGCTAATGATGAGGGCGCATGAAACAACAGCAAGAGCCACGCTTAAGAACATACTGCTCATGCCGCCTCTCTGAGTTGAGGATCCAAATCGCAGACCATGTGATGAACCCCCGCTGGCGTGACTTCCCGCTCACTATTGAACCAGTCAAAGAACTCGCTCGGCGCGGCGGTGCAGGAGAACAGATTGCGGCTGCGCAGCCAGATGACGAAATCGACGAAATACCAGCGCGTCGTCTTGGCCGGATGATAAAGGTCGTATCGGTTCCAACACCAATTCCCGAACCACTCCTTACACCCCGCTGTGCGCCACGTTTTGCCAGCAAGACGAACCGCGCCCGGGAGTTCCACGAATGCGCATCCGCCTGCCCGATTACTGGCCATAAACTCTGCTTCACCGATTTCCAGCATTGAAGCGCAACCAGCGAAAAGACCGTTGTCCGGATCGTTGCAAGCCACTTCGAGATAAATCACGCGGCTTCCTCCATCCCCAAGACCGCATCCGCCCGGATAGGCATGATCACGTGCAGAATCTCGTCGTTCCCCGCCAGCCGGATCAGCACCGGATCGGCCGCGGAGTTGTAGCGGATCTCGATATCGGCGCCGGCCAGCGAGCCGAGAACGCTGGCCAGGTAGCGCGGGTTGAGACCGATCGCGGCCTTCGCGCCGGTGATCTCCGCTGCGAGCTCGTCACGCGCGGAATCGAGCCCCCTGCGATTGGCCGTCACCGTGATGCCCTTATCGGGTATCAGGCACAGCACCACCTGCTGGCTATCGCCCTCGCAAATCGTGGCGACCCGATCGACGACCTGGTCGAGCGCCGCCGCCGACAGTTTCGCCACATGCGGATTGTCGCCCGGGATCACGCGCGGGTAATCCGGGTACGTCCCATCGATCAGCTTGGCCTGGAGCTCCCAATCATTGGGGAACACGAAATGCACCGACCGCTCTGCCGGGGCGATGCGCACCGATTCGATGCTGTCGGGCAGCATCTTGAGGATCTGCGCCACCGTCCGGCGCGGCAGGATGATACCCGGCATTTTTTCGCATTGCAGCGGCGGATCGGCCGAATGCAGTCCGAGAATGTGCCCGTTCGTCGCTACCGCCTTGAGCCGGTTGTCCTTGACGCAATAATGCAGATAGACGCCCCCCAGATAATAGCGCGTCTCATCATTCGAGCAGGCATGCTGGACGCCGCGCAACATCGCCGCCAGATCCATCGAGGGCATCTCGAACGGCGTCGGCAGTTTGCCGGGCATCTCCATCGAGGGCAGATCATCAGCCTCAAGCACGGCCAGCTCGAAGCGTGAGCGCCCGCTGACGATCTTGAACGTGGGCAGTTTCTTGCGGCTCTCGCCCAGGCTCAGCGACACGCTCGCCTTGGCCGGCAACGTCTTGATGATGGAATGCAGCACTCTCGCCGGCACCGCCACGCGTCCCGGCTCGCGCTGCTCCGTTTCGAAGAACGC